GGTTTATGTTACAGATTAGACTTGGCGATGCATTCGCCGTCACGCAGGGCATGTGGGCTGCTTATAAATCCGCATTAAAGACTATGCCACAGGCTGAAGCTATAGCATTTGCTGAGGACTTAACTAACAGGACGCAGCCATCATTTGGCATTGACACCTTATCGGCATTACAAAATGGTGGCTCATTCTTCAAGCTCATGACCATGTTCCAGAACCAGCCGAACAAGTATTTCAGGATAGTGGGCGACAATCTCAGAAACTTCAAGTATGGCAGAGGTAGCAGGGAAAAGGCAGCAGGAACCATCTTGTTGACATGGGTAATCCTCCCGATGATATTCCAGTATATAGCAGATGCGTTCCAGTGGAAGCCTGAAAGACAGGCAAGGGCTGGTATATTGGGGCCGCTTAACTACATTCTGATAGGCGGACAGTTAGTTCAGTCAATGTGGGGATGGGCTACAGGCGAGCCTTTTGATTATGAGATAAGTCCTGCCACACAATCTATTAATGATATACAAAATGCAGTTTCAAAGGCAAAGAAGTTATATAATCAGGGGCAAGACCCGTACAAAGACATAAGCGTGGAAGACGCCGTTGCCCTTATCGAGTATCTGGCTAAAGCTGGCGGGCAAGTATCAGGATTGCCGACACCCTATCTTGTCCAGACTGAGAAGATGCTCAGGCAGAAGATAAAAGAAGGGGATGCGATAACAGCAAAGGACTATGTTTTCAGCCAGTGGGCGTTGGAACCTCCTGCGAAGGATGCCGGACAAAAGGTTGAAGATGTCAGCATGAAACTCGGAGAGATAAAAGAAGGGCAAGAAAACTTACCACTCACTGATAAAGAACTCAAAACCTATACCACAAAGGATTGGTTATCGGATATGGGGCAGGTTTACAAGTCCACACTACCACAGGATGTTCTTGACGACCCTGACGCTTCAAAAGAGAGCAAGGCATGGGCACAATATGAGATAGCGCGTTCAAAAGCTGATATATTGCCAAATGTCAAGTTAAGAGATATAAACACTGAGGACAATGCGGACACTATTTTGAACTACTACCAGCAATGGCAGGCAAGGCAGAAGATAACCAGTCTTGAGAAGTTAAAGGAGTTCGACCAGTTATATCCGAATGCTAATCTTGGCAATGTGGATAGAACCACATACCAAATGCTCAAGGGATATTTGGAGTCTGACAATAAGCCAGAGTATCTTAAAAATCATTCTGACCTTAATATAAATCTTAGAGATGAGTACCTGAAACAGAATCCGACTGATAATGCACTGTTAGCCTTCAAGGGAGAGGCTAAACTACTTACTCAGGCTTCCTACGATGAAGCACAGAGGCTTATCAAAGAACTGGACATACCAGCCAATGCGGTAAGTGACTTCATGCCACCTGCTGACGTTGCTGATGATTCATTCAAGTATCACGATGCCGTAAGCGAGTTTGGTGCGGGTAGTGCAGAGGCTATGTTAATCAGGGCGAATAATCCGAAACTGACGGAGTTTATGAGACTAACAAACAAGGGATTGAAGGATGTTTCGACCACCAATGCAAATATCAAGTATCTGGAATCAAAGATAGCCAATAGAGACTTGCAGGAACAACGTGACGCCCTCAAAGATACCTATGATGACAATGTAAAAGACGAAAAGGGTTTGACCGAACTGGACAGGGTAAGGATGAAGTTTGACAAATCTAATCCAGATTATCTAAAGAACGATAGGTTGGCAGAGGCTTATTCCTTCGGCGCCGATGAAGCGATAGCTAACAAGTGGTTGGAACATGGAGACGTATCAGACGAGTTTGGTTCTAACACAGCCGAAATGAAGACATGGTATCTGGACAATCCAGGTATGCATGAGTGGGCAGTAGCTCATGGCAAGACAGAAGATGATGGTTTGGACTGGAACGAACCTGTTTTGAGGATTAAGGTCAAGAACCGTGATTTACAAGAACAGTACGATGCCCTTGAAGATGATGATGCAAGACTTCAATTCAGGAAGGATAATCCTGAATACACTGACGACTTAGCCCGAATCAAGGCTTACGAGAATGATGGCGAAGCCTTTGTTGACAAGGTTGTTGAGTGGAACCGTATTTCAAGGGATATGCCAGGGCAGAATGCAGAGGAGAAAGTATTCTGGGCTGATAATCCAGATGCCTATAGATGGGCTGTAGAACATGAACTTATCAAGGACAATATGGAGAACTGGAACATTCCTGCACTGAGACTAGACGCTCAATGGAGAGACAAAGACGCGGAGTACCAGGCTATTCTTGACAAGTATGGCAATAGCGAGTCTAAAGAGCAAAGGGAAGCTACAGATGCTTTCTGGGCGAATCCTGAGAATAAAAACTTTCAGGTAGCATGGTATTCAAGGGAAGGATATAAACTAGGACTTACCGATGATGTCACGATAAGCAAGTACGTAGAGTTCAACCAACTGCCTACTTATGGGAAGTGGAGAGATAGGTACAAGTTAGAGAATCTTGGTTTCTTTGAATCCGTTAGGGCTTTGCAATCCAAGAAGGACAGGTGGGAGGACTTGAAACCAGAAGAAATACCCGCTATTCAGTATGACCAGATATACGAGGACTTCAAACCTCAATTCAAGGAATATGAAGAATCCACTGAGGCAGAGAAGAAGGTTATGCTTGAGAAATATCCTAAGTTCAGAATGGCTAGAATAAGACGTGAAGGCTACAGTTTGCAATTCCCTGAGAAACATATTGAGCGATATGTGGAATATATGGAGATACCGAAAAAGGGTTATGCAGACGAGCGTTATCTTAAGGCACACCAGGACTTCTATGCCGAGATATTCAAGAGGAAGGGATGGACTGAGGCAATTGACTTCGCCCTCGTGCCTACTGAGAAGGTGGAAAACGATTACAATGTGTACCAGAAGATTACCAGCACGTCAGCAAGGAATCTCTTTTTAGTAGAACACAGAGAACTTGAAACGTGGCTGATAGCAAAGAAGTTACGCACCAGACCTGTATCGGGTACGGGCAAAATCCAGACTGAGAGTGGTGCTGTAAAGCTAGCTCGCTCTTGGGCGGGAGCAGACAAAGTCAGGGACATCATGCAAGGCAGACTTGTAAGATAGGGTCGAATGGGATGGTAAAATCTTACTTATCATCTCTTAAACAATAAAGGAGTGACCAATGGATACGGACGCTAAGGCCACAACAATGGAGGTAGAGGTTGACGACACGGTTGAAGAAACCGCCGTTGACCTACCATCAGAAGCAAAGCCAAAGCCTTCGGATGAGCCGGAGATGCTAACAAAGGAACAGGCTGAGAAACTTGCTAACGAGCGACATTCGAAACTTGACAAAAGGCTATCGGAACTGGAAAAGTCCGGGCAAACATCCTTGAAACGGTTGGAGATTGCAGAAGCCAGGGCAAAGGCTGCTGAAGAATCTCTAGCTGCTGCCAAAATAGCAGCCGAGGAATCGGAAAGGGCAAAGTTCAGCGACTCCCCTGAATCCCTCAATCTCTATGATGAGAGGGTAAAGAATCGGAGAATGCAGGAAGCCCTTGACGCTCAGAAAAAGGCGTTCCAGGAGGAGAGAGAGCAACACACCGAGGAGTTAAGTGAGCTAAAGACATGGAAACTGGAAAAGCTCGCTGGAGAAATTGCAACAGAGAATGGTGTGGATGCCGGACTTCTTATCAAGTTGACGGACGGAAGCCGTGAGCGTATGGAACTGCTGGCTAAATCCCTTCCAAAGAAGGAAGATAAGCCCACGTTTCAGAAACCGCCCAAGCCTGATTCTGGCAAGGCATCAGGAAAGTTCGGTAATCCCTCAGTGGAACAACTCAACAACATGTCTATGGAGGACTATGCTGAGTATGTGAAAGAGAGGGACAAGAAGCGCAAATAAAAAAGAGGTAAAATAATATGGCAACAACTTTAATCACACCGCTTATAGTCGCCAGGGAGGCTCTAATTACCCTGGAAAATAACATGGTATTCGGAAATCTGGTACACCGGGGATACTCGGCGGATTACCAGCAAGCCGGTGCCACCGTACTGGTTCGGAAACCAACCAGCTTCACCGCAACGGCCTTCACGTCAACTGTGGGGTACTCGACAATTACAGAATCCAGTGTGGCGATAATCCTTAATCAACACTGGGATGTGTCCTTCCAGATAACCTCACAGGAACTTTCGCTGGACGTTACGGACTTCTCCGAGCAGTTCTTGGAACCTGCTGGACGTGCTATCGCTCAGGCGGTAGACTCGACAATGTTTAACCTTGCCAGCACAGCTATAGCAGCCCACTATCCGGTGTCCTCAACTCCGGCTATATCCGACATTGCAGGACTGGGCGCTGTCATGGACATCATGAAAGTCCCAATGGGGCAAAGACGACTTGTCATGAACCCGATAACCGAGGCATCCTATATGTCTCTGGACTCCTTCCTTAACGCCGACAAGCGTGGAGACGGACCCAGGGCATTGCATGAGGCAGAACTTGGCCGTGTTCTGGGCTTCGATACCTACATGGACCAGAACGTAGTTAGGGTCACAACCGCAATCGACAACACGGCTACCGCTGTACTGGCAGGAACACTCACCGCAGCGGGTACCGCATCCGGTACTGTACTAAGGGCTGACCTGGGTGGCACATCCGAAGTCATCAACATCGGGGACATCTTCAAGATAACAGGCTATGATGAATGGCACGTTATTACCACCGCCTCGACTCTTGGCTCCGGCACCGGCCTGCTGAACTTCTCACCTGCGATGGTAAACGCCTATGCCAGCGGGTCAGTAGTGACCTTCCAGGGTGACCACAGGGCGAATCTCGGATTCCATAGGAACGCATTCGCTCTGGTATCGGCTCCTCTTGCTCCTCCGATTGGTGGGGCGAAAGCTGCCGTAGTTCACAACAACAACCTTGCCTGCCGTGTAGTCTACGGGTATGACCAGCAATACAAGAAAAACAACATATCCGTTGACTTCCTGTGCGGATTCAAGGTACTCGACAAGAGCTTGGCTGCCAGACTATGTGACGCCAGATAGAGGCTTGGGGACTGGCAAACCCCAAGCTCGACCAGTGTGGGGGGCGGGTTACTCCTGCCCGTCCCCCACTTACACAGACAGGAGAATTGGTCGAGAGGAGAGCTAAACAATGAGGATATTATTCAGTTCAAATTCGCCTTTTGTGGCGACAGGGTACGGAACTCAATGCGCCTGTGCTGCCAGGCACTTCAAGGACATGGGACACGATGTGGCAATCTTCGCTTTCTACGGACTGGAAGGCTCAAGAGTAGACTGGGGAGACATTCCTATCTATCCCAACAATCCGAGGGATTGGGGCATTAAACACGCCAAGATGTTTTGTGACGACTTCAAGGCAGACATCTTTATGACACTCGTTGACGTATGGGTGCTTGGAACATTAGACCCGCTTCTGAAATGGGTGCCTTGGTTGCCAGTTGACCATGACCCGGTACCGTTTCTGGTGAGGGATGTGTTGAAGCAAAGCAAATGTTTGGTCAAGCCCATAACCATGACACGATACGGGCAGAAGCAGCTTGCGGATAATGATATTGAATCCTACTACATCCCGCACTCTATTGACACTAATCTTTTTCACCCTCAGCCTGAATGGAGAGAAGAAGGCCGTAAAAGGTATAGTTGGCAGGACAAGTTCGTTATCGGATGCGTAGCTACAAACCATGCAGAGCGCAAGAACTGGACAGCCTCGCTTAAAGCAGTCCAGATGTTTGACAAGATGCATCCTGGCGAGGTCATATTCTATATGCACACCAATCCCCTTGATGAGAGGGGTATCGACCTTGTGAGGCTTCGTGCTGCGTTAGAGATAGAGGACATTACCAAATTCCCTTCTCAAGCTGATATGATAGTTGGGATAGATACTCTCACAATGGCCAGGATGTACAACGCTCTTGACGTGTTCTTGCTTCCCACAAAGGGAGAAGGATTCGGAATCCCTATCATGGAAGCTCAGGCAAGCGGAGTGCCGGTAATAACCACTAAATGCACAGGGCATGAGGAGCTAATCGCAGGCGGCTATTTCATTGAGGACTTATCAAAAACATGGACTATGCAGGGCTCATGGCAGTTTGAGTGTAGACCTGAGGAGATAGTCGAAAGATTAGAGCAAGCCTATCAGGATAAGAAATCAGGGCTGATTACAGAACGTGGCGAGTCAGCGAGACAGAAAGCCCTTGAATACGATGATGCTGAAGTCTACCGGAACCTATGGCCTGGTGTACTCGAAGATGTTGAAAAGCGAATCAAGGCGCCGAAGAACATGGAGGGGATGCAATCATGGAGAATCGCCTTCATACCTCGCACCTGCATACCACGCAAGGTACTCGATATAGGTTGCGGATTAACTCAACCTTACAGAAAAGTACTTGAGCAACTTGGCGAATACACCGGAATAGACACCAGAGAAGGCAAGGGAATTACCAAGATGGACGCTCACAACCTCGACTTCAAGGATGGCGAGTTCGGCTTTGTCTGGATAAGCGAGGTCTTGGAACATGTTGCCGACCCAGCCAGAGTTATCTCAGAGGCAAAGAGAGTCGGGAAACATGGAGTTTGCATCTTCAGTACGCCGCAAACAAACGCCTTCAAGCTAGACCCAGACCACAAAGTTGTTAAAATCCCCTATTCGACATTAGCGACCGGGGACGGTTTGGTGAGTTGGTGATGAAAACAATATCGGTAGCGGAAGCAGAAAAGAAGATAGCCGAGATATACAGTCAAGACGGAGACTACAAAGCCATGTACTATCGTCATTCCAAGCTGGCTGATGCTATATGGGATAACAAGACACGCAAGGACTACGAAGCTGACAGATGGTACAATATTAACCGGAACGAGATTTGCATCGACATGCTTGGAGATATGTGCCGCGGCATGACGGTGTTGTCCGTTGGTGGCGGGCAATGGATAGAAAAGGACTTGCTTGACGCTCTCAAGCCAAAGGAAGTATTCAGGACAGACATTGTTGGCAGTAATGGCATAATCGAGGCTTCTGTAGAGAACCTTCCCTTTGAAGATGACACTTTCGACATGGTGATTTGCAGGGAGCTTATTGAGCATGTTAAAGACGAGCAAGTGGCTTATAAAGAAATGAAGCGGGTACTCAAGATTGGTGGGTATATGCTCCTCACCACACCCAACGCTTACACGCTGGCGATAGATGGCACGTTCCATGTCCGGGCGTATTCTCCGCACAGTCTCTTATACGAGATGGGCAGGCAGGGATTTGAGGTCATTAAGAAAAGAGGTAATGTGCCTTACTTGCTGCAAGCCCTATTCATTTATACCTTGCAGGGAGTTGACTCGGTTCTTGAGGACTTCAAGGAAATAGATAGACTGACGAGAGACTACGAGAACCGCTATTATCTGTCAAGCCAGATGTTCGTATTATGCAGGCTGGTGACCAAATGATACCAAAAGAATACCTTGACAGATATGAAGTCTGGACACGGGAAGTGGTGAAGTACCACATGGATACTTCACGCCCTGACTATGATGCTGAGGTATGGTTCAGCCACAACAGAAACAAGATTGCCATGTCCCTTATCGGAGACAGATGGAAGGGCAAGAAAGTTCTGGTGGTTGGAGCTGCATTCTGGGTTGATAAAGAACTACAGGAAATGCTACATGCTGAGGTTCTAAGAACGGATTTGATTCAGAGTGAGGGCATTGACATGATAGTTGATGTCTGCAATATGTCGTTTCCGGATGAGTCTTTTGATTGCGTGATTTGCAGGGAAGTGATAGAACACGTGCCTGAAGATAGGGAATTGCTCTTTGAGGTCAGGCGGGTATTGAAACCTGAAGGTGAGTTCTATCTAACCACACCAAATGCCTTCAATATTCTACCGGATGGAGTCATGCATGTCAGGGGATACTCACCGTTAAACTTAATCAAAGCTCTCGAGACTTATGGATTCTCAATTCTAGCCAAGAAGGGGAATCTGCCAAATATCCATCGTGCGTTAGTGCCACTTTCAAAAGCAGGATTAAAAGAAGTGCTGGTCGAGTTTATGGAGTTAGAACACATCTGGGAGAAAAACGAAGATTCGTATTACTTCGGTTCCGAACTGTGTGTTCTGGCAAAGAAGGAGAATGTATGAAAATACAACTGGTTCAACCGAGTTTCAACACAGGGCGGAGACTACCTGAAACACCGTCAAGGGCGTTATTGATTCTAGGGACTCTGGCAAAGCTGAGAGGGCATGAAGTCAGGATTACCCATCTTGACATTGAGAAGATAGACTGGACATGGCTACCGGATGTTGTAGGAATAACTTCTAACACCTTCCAGATTAAAGAGGCAAGGGATATTGTCAGGATAGCAAAAGCAACCTCAGCTAAAGTCATTGTGGGCGGGCCCCACGCCATAGCCTGGAATCCAGAAATAGACGGCGAGGTTGACAAGGTGGTTGTCGGTGAGGGTGAGAACGACTGGCTTAAGTTTATTGGGGAGAAGCCTGATATAAAGAATATTGACGACATTCCCATGCCTGATTATTCCCTGGTTGACTTAGACAGGTTTTCAGGGGTAGAACCGATTGGCGCAGTACCGTCTATGGCAATCATGGCTTCAAGGGGCTGTCCCTTTCATTGTACGTTCTGCAACACCCCTATCTTCTGGGGCAAGAAGGTAAGATACCGAGACCCTATGATGGTGGTAAACGAGGTTGAATTTCTGCATGATGAGTATGGAGTGGCTGAGATATTTTTTCAGGATGATACTTTCAACCTCAACCATGAATGGGCGTTTACCATCTTCAATGAGATTATCCGGCGTGGGCTGGACAGGGAAATGGTTTTCAAGATTGACTGCCGTGTGAACAAAAAGCTACTCACAAGGGAATTTCTGGAACTTGCCAAGAAAGCAGGCGTGTGGAACATCTTTTTCGGCATTGAGTCTGGCTCTCAGTTTATGCTCGATAAGATGAAAAAGGAAGTCACGGTCACAGAGATAAAGAGGGCGATTGCTCTCACCAACGAGATAGGGATACGGTCACAGGCAAGTTTCATTGTGGGATTGCCCGGTGAGAGTCTGGCTACATTACAGGCCTCCGATGCGCTCTTAAAGGAAACCAAGCCGTCATGGTACGGCTGGTGTTACTTCTGCCCCTTCCCTGGTACTGATGCCACAAAAGAAGCAATAGATAACGGGCATGTCAGGAACTTCGATTATTCAACTTATTGTTACGGTGATGTTTTTGCCCGGACTGATATGTTAGACTATAAGGAACTACAGGCGTTTAGAGGATTCTCGTACAGGGGGTAAACTATGGCAAGATGGACTGAGGCACAGATTATTTCACGTATCAGCACAGCGTTAAACGACCCTGCTACGGCTATTTGGGGAACAGCTACGGTAGCGGCTCAGATGGAGTTGGATATTAGGCAAATGTCCGACTATATTCCCCAGATGGCAAGGGCTACGGTGGCGTTTGCGGGGACTCTGCCGGAACTGTCGCTCACATCCATATCGGATTGGATTGATATAGATGAAGTGGAGTTTCCCATCGACCAGCATCCAAAGAGATACGTCAACTTCTCGGTACGGGGTTCCAGCGTGATTCTCGATTCTTATGAGACACCTGTATCAACGGCTGACACAGCATATATCTGGTACTCTGCCCCTCACACGGTATCGGGAACTGCCACTAACACCTTCAAGGCAAACGAAGAAGCGCTACTTGTTGAACTTACGGCAGCACACCTGATGCAAAATCTCAGCACAGACAAGATAGAGGAGATTGGCTTTACGCCTACCGAGTGGCAGGCTTATCTAACATTGGGAGACAGGAGAGAAGCTAAGGCGATGGCACGTCTAAAGAGCTTGGTCAAGTCGAACATGTTTGTCCGGTATCCTGATGTAAAGTGAGGGTAAATTGTTAGCATTAACATCGACCCTGTTAGCAAAACAAAAGAAACCCACGAAGCCCCTCTGGAAGGTTGTACTGACCCCAGAGACAGGCGATGCCGTTACCTATGACAAGACACGGATTAAGTACGTCAAGCGGAACATGGGAGCTTACAATCAGACGATTGTCTGTTTACTGCATAACCGTGACCAGGCAATCACCGATTTAGACTTCAAGGGATATACGGGTGTTTTCAGCAGAGGGCTTGTAACCAGCGCCGGAGAGGAATATGCCGCCACTCCTCCAATGAGAGTAGTCGCACAAAAGTTTATCTCACAGCGCACCTCGACAGGATACGTGACAGACTGTGAACTGACCTTGTGGGGAACACCTGAGTTCCTTGCCAGAGACTTTGCAGAAGTGTACTATCTTCCTGAAGCTACTGACGTCAAGACTGTCAAGGACATTATCACCATGCTCTTTGACGGGAGTGCCCCTTACGCTAATTCCAAAGTCTACACGGTAGACTTTGATTCTGAGGACACTCTGTTAGATACTCTTGTTTTAGCTGATTCATACAAGATTTACAAAGGGGAATCCCGCTTACTAGCTTTGAGAAGGGCATTGGACAAGACGGGGAGTGCGGTCAAGTTTGACAATGACGGGCACATTACCATCGTAAACCCTGCTGCCACAAGAACGGCGGAGAAAACAGAGAACCTTATTACTGGTACGGTGGGGTATTACGGCATAACAAGTACGGGATGGGCAGCACAGTCGTTCATCCCATTAGAAACACAAACAATTACAAGTGTGAAACTGTACCTATGGCGTGCCGGAACACCAGGTACGGTTACTGTAGGAATAAGGGCTACAGATGCAAACGGTAAACCCACTGGTGCAGATTTGTGCAGTGGAACAACAAACGGAGACACCCTTTCGGAAGTAGAGGCAAGTCCAACAACAAGAGAGATAACATTGGGTGCGGGATATGCCCTTACTTCAGGAACAACATATGCCATAGTAATAAGGGCTGCTGCCGCAGGACTGAACTGGTGTTTTGCTAATAATGCTTATTCAGGCGGCATAGCATTAACAAGTGGAGATTCAGGTTCTACATGGACTAACCAAACTGATTATGACACCTTATTTGAGGTATGGTCTGTTGTTACTTACGATTACGAGTATTCTCTTGATGAGGGAGACCACACATTCTTTGCCAAAGCCAGTAGGCAGAAACTTGTAATACCGAACCGTGTTGTTGTCACATCTCCCGATGGGGATGCTTCAGGTACGGCAACTGATTCTGACTCATATACAGCATTAGGTTATTACGTATCTCAGTATGAAACAGTCAATGCTTCGGATAATGCTGAGGCTCTTTTGGTGGCTACGGCTATCTTAGGTAAGATACAGCGGTTTGCTGATGGCGGGTCTGGTAGTGTCCCTATGAACATAGGGGCTGAGGTACTGGATTATGTTAAGATAACCGATTCTCAACAGGGTGACGAAGTAGAAGGAACTATTGGATATTTAACGCAGATAGTTAATCCGAGAGCAACCGATAGGAAGAAACGGTGGTATATGTCCTTCACGTTGGGAAGTCCCACAGCTGCCAGCGATGTACTCATTCCGCTATTAAAGAATCCTGCCAACGTGGGGGGTGACGGTTACTTTTCCAGGCTTGACGTAAAAGACCTCTATGCTGAGAATATGTACGCCGAATCGCTCTATCTCTATTCACATCTGACAGATGGTTTTACCTTCACAAATAATAGCCCGATAGCTGGGAAGGTGGCATGGTCTACGGGCACTGTTACATACAAGGGTGAGACCTATACTGTCGCTGCGGGAAACACGGACAAGAAGTACATCTGGTGGGATTTAACCACGCCTACGGCGTTTCAGACAAGCGACACAAAGCCCACGCTGGAAGATGACGACTTTATAGATGACGACTTTATAATGGCGATGAACTATAGCGGGATACATCGAATGGTATGGAACGCTACACTAATTGATGGGGGAACGATTT